TACTTCCAAAAATACCATCCACAACTAAATCACAACCAAAATATTTGTTTAATGTTACCTGTGCCTTTTTAGTTGCCCATTTCCCCGAATTAAAGCTCCAGTCACATATTGATAATGCAACCTTGTCATTTTTTACTTCATCCAAACTATTTTTCAAATAGTAGTCTTTTTCCAATATTTTCTTGGCAAACTCTTTCGTTAAATCTTTCATAGAACCACGATAGCCATTTTTTCTTGCTTCTTCTTTTGTAATACCCCATGTTGTTTCGCCACCCTTATCATTTTTATCATTAGTATAACCACCCTCGACAGCCAACATAAAGTTGAAAATTTTGTCAAATCGGTCCATTTATACCACTTCCTTTTCTTTTATTAATTCCATATTTTTTAAATACTTATACAACTTTGCAGGGCTGAACTGATAGCCAACCCTATCCTTTAATGATTTACCTTTATAGGTCAATGTGAACTGCAAAGCGTAATCTATTGCATTGAGACAAAATTCACTGCAAAAATACCTATTATCATCCTGCACCTTGTCAGCATAGAAAAATTGACCCAGTATTCCTAAATAATCATAGCCCTTACCTTGAGCTGTTCTAAAAAATTCAATCACATCTTTGGCATCAATATTTTTATCAAGCTCATAAATTTCCATATTTTTCTGATACTCAAACTTCCTTGTCCTAACTCCTCCAGGATTAGATAAAAAAATTTGACCATTGTAAATAAATTCACAGTGGGAATATTTACCTAGCGTCCACAAGGCTATTAAATGCCCTATCAGTCTCTTGGGCTTGTGGAAACATATATATAGCTTATCTTTTTCTAACTGCATAAATACCTCCTTTATTCGTAAATAACTTTTTTAAGTGTTTCTCCTCCAATTTGTGCATATCCAACAAATAATGGCTTTAGTTTTGGTCTAGAAGCCGTTTTTCTAATTTCTTCCAAAACTTCTTCAACAGTTCTTCGCTTAAAAACATTTCTAGTATTAATTTCGTTTCCTGTTAATGTTTTTTTTGTTATCATATTACCTCCTATCCTTGCTTCATTTCACTTTCAAATAATTTATTGTACTCTATCTCTGTATTGAATTTTTTCAATTCTTCAACTGTTTTATGTTCCAAGCTATGACTTAATGTTGTTTCAGTAACCATTGAAGTAGTCGTATGTTTTCTCATTATTTCCGACATCTCTATGAACTTCTGCACCGAAACATTTACGTACTTTTCAGAACCGTCCTCAGTGTAAAATTTCCAATTACTATACTCTGTATTCATCAGATCAGCCATTGCTTGAGTGAAGTCCAATTTCTGACCCTTAGCAATTTTTCCCATAAGCCCAAGAACGAATTTCAAAACTAAACTGAATAAAATCTTAGTTATATTGGACTGGTCTATCGTCCTGTTATGTTGTAAATACTTAGTTCCTTTCACTTCAAACTCAAAAGGCTTTTTCTCCCTTTCAATTCTTAATTCGTAAAGCTCCTGTTTCAGTTTTTCAATCCTTTCTTCCTTTCTATATTTGACTTGATTATTTTCAATATACTCAAATTCAGATAACTCAACTGTTTTGATTTGATTATTTTCTACAAGTTCGTTATCTGCAAGAATGTATTTTCCAGCCTTGTACAACTCTTCCTTTGTAGATTCTCTTAACTTCCCTTTTTCTAAAACTGGATTTTGGTATTCTGTTTCATTCCAAATATGCTTTTCCAAATCCCAATCCGGATAAAATAGATTGGGATTGCTTTTAAACTCCTCCAAATTAGTGATAACTGGTCTTGCTATTATCTCAAGACTTTTTTTATCATAAATCACAACATTCATTAATATTCCTCCTTTTTTTTCAAACTAAGCTATCCCTACTGCTATCCAGTTTAAAGAGATAGCTTTTGAGCTCCTAAAACTACAAAACCTATTATTTTGAGTCGTAAGAACTATCAGTTCGGTATTGACCCAATTTGCAATAGTAACAATCGGTAAAGTTCCATCTTTGAAAGGAACAGGATAGCTCAAAGTTGCATTAGTCGATGGGTTTTCAATGTACCCCCATTGAATCAACGTTTGCCCAACTCTAGTAAATCCAGAACGATTTTCGTACAAATTTTCTACTTTGTCTGAAATTGGCTTATTACTTATTGCCCTAAATTTAGAACTTTCATTGTACGTTAAATTAGTGTCAGCAATACATTCGTAATAAAATTTTGTTACGTTATCAAAGTAAAATTTGCCTTTAAGTTTGTTACCAGTATCTTGAATGTTCCCACCAAATTCTATTCCCAGAATTTCAGCTAAGCGGTTGCCTTCGAGGGCTGCTCCTGTTTCTGTCCCAAGCTTTACAATCCCCTTTTTTTCACTCGTTGCACTAGAAGTTTGATTATCCAAATGCTCCAATAGTTCATATAATTTCATGAAATTTCTTGAAACTTTTCTTAAATCAGCAACTGTATCTAATTGGAACAACTCGAATAATTCGTTTTGAGTAGCCACAGGTATAAAAGTATTTTCATTTATATTTTTTATTAAATCTAGTGTTGTTTGTTTCATTTTTTCTCCCTTCATTTAATATACAATTTTTATGTCGTACCAAATTGGTATAACTTCATAAATCAATTCCAGCCAGTAATCTAAATACTCTTTATCTACAGTGCTAGAATGAAAATCTACAACATACTGAAAACTATTTTTATCATTCGTTATTGTTACGTTATCGTTATAAATAAAATATAGTTTCATTGTGTCTTTGAAATTCTGTAAAGTAGTTGCACGCCTTAAAATACGTTTGGAAATAATTCTGTTTATTTTAAAAATTGTTGATAAATTTTTGCTTGATATTAGTTTATAATATTCTTCAAATTCTTCTAAAACTTCATTTCTTGCTGTTATAAATCTTCTATTTTTTACCAATGTTCCTATTATAAATTCCAGTGATTTTAATTCAAGATCAGCAAAATGAAATACATCTTGTATAAGATTTGAATTTCTGAATATTCCTGGAAGAGAATTTATCATACTGTTGTAATAATCATTTTTGGCGAGATTATATATAACATCTGCATAATCATTATCATATGAAAAGAGCAACGGAAAATTTTTTTCAGTAATTTTTTGTGTGAAATTTACGTAATCTTCTATTCCAACAAAAAATGAAAAATCACTTACTTTATAATTTAATAATTCTGATACTGTCATTTCAGATAATTTATTTGTATGTTTTACAAAGTTCATTGCTTTAGGATTACTTTTAATCGAAGCAAAATCATTATTTCTACCGTCATTTACAAAATCTTTTACATAGAAATTTGATAATTCATTTATATTAAAATTATCTTTTATATATTCAATTGACTTCTGGTGTACATTTTTTGCCATTAATTTCTAAATCCTATCACATAAAAGTTTTTTGCTATTTCATACTGCATTAAAGCGTAAATTATTACTTCATCTCTTGCGTCAAAAGTAGCAAAATTTATTAAATTTCCACCAGTCAATGAATCATATATTCCAATTCCTATAATACGCCCCCAATCTTCCCTTGCTTCAGGAAATTTCACAGAAGCCACGTTGCTTGTTTCGTTTGATGAAGTTGAAGCAAAGTTTATAGCTCTTCTGACATATGAAGCTGATACAAGTTCTGTTGCATTCTCTTTTCCATTTGCTCCCGTTGTTATAGCCGTCAAAAGCCCTGCATAATATGTTTTGCCTTCAAATAAATTGTTTAATATTTTTGCTTTTGCAGCCATTGTAAATCCACTCATTTTCTCCTCCTAATCCAAAGTTTTTAACGTTACATTCAAGACACTTACTAAATCTTCATCATCTAATATTATGTCTTCTTTTGTATTATTGATATCTATATTTGATATTTTTTTAAACGCTTTTACTTCCAGCAGTTTATCAATTATTTCTGCGTAATAAATCCTGTTTTCTTCAAATAATTTGTTTAAGAATACTTGATTTAATGTACTTTTTGTGAGATCGATTGCACCTTCTTCGCTATATTCCTTATTTAATATCGCTTCAAATGCAAGATTTATACTTTTTTCTTTGATTGTCTTTATAGTAAATTCGGCATCTGTTATAATTTCGCTATCTAAATACCCTTTTATTGCATTTAATTCTTCATCTTTTAGTTTTATATCTGATTTACCAATTCCAATAATTTTAGCTGTTCCTTTACCATTCCATCTTGGTATTATTCTTAATTTTTTAATGTTTTCAAAATTACTTAATATCATTTCCTTAATCATATTTGTGTTATAATTCACACTCGGACTAGACAATATATTTTTTCTACGTTCTCGCAGCTCTTCATCGGTTTCTTGATTTGATCCGTTTGAAATATTATTAAGATTTTCAACCTTTTCAAGTCCTGCATAATTCTCAAAAAATTTGTTTATTTCTCCAATTCCGCAATTTCCTACTTCTCCAGCTATATTTGCAACTACATTAACATCACTATAGCCAACTGTTCCTGTTGATTTGTATGCCACTATTTTGGTTTCAATAATAGTGTATGTACAGTTATTACTCACAACCATCATTCCGTTTTCAATTAATGTCCCACTTATTCCATGAACTCTAACAGTTCCAGTTGCAGCGGTTGCTTTTTTTCTAAAAATATAATCTTCACTACAAATACTATCAAGATACAAACCTTCAGCAGTAGCAATATTATAATTTTTTGACATTTCCTCATATAGCTTTTGCTGTACAATCAGTTCCGTTGAAAACGCCCTTACAATATCTGCTGTAAAACTTCCAACAACATCACTATACTTGCTCATAAAACTTCCGTTAAAAATATTATTTACAAGCTCATTTACTTCTTCCTTATAGATATCTATATCCTCTCTTGTAACCATAAATACCTCCTTTCACTATAAAAGATTTTCAAATTCAAAAGTTTCACTAATATTAAGGGCTCCTTCCTCGTTTTTTAAAATTACATCAAACTCAAATGTCAACTTATCTTCTTTAAAATCAGAATAATAATTATTGATTGACTTGATATATTCGTGCTCTTTGAGTGCAGTCAATATTTCACGTTTTATTTCACTCTGTGCATAATCTTGATAAAGTGGATTTATTCCACGATATTTATTTATTCCAACTCCAAAAGGAAATACATCCTTGTAATAAACTCTCCAAGCATTTTTAGTAACAATTAAGCACTTTATAATCCACTGCTTTACAATTTCTTTCTTTGTCGTCAAAAGAACAGGTGTCCCTTTTTCATAAACAAAATCGCCTTTTTTAAAATCCCATTTTAAATCAAAATAAATTTCAGAATTGTCATACTCAATATTTTGGGTACTAGAATACGTATCAAGGGCTGTAATTGCTGAATTAGGTAGCATTTTTATTCACCTGCCTTAT